CATAATAGGCGTTCGGCGAATGCTTCGAGCGGCTGCGGTGCAGCTCTTGCGCGTTACAGCTGGCGAGGAGTGCGGGGTCGCGTATCAGCCGCGACGGGTCAAGGGCGCTATTGAAGCACTGGTAACACTCACGACGAACACCGACGCTATCTTGGCGTTTGGTGCGGTCACCGCTGGCGACGAAGAGAAGGGCGGCACGATGTCCCAACCGCTCGACCTGTTGACCGATGCGGGCCTCGCGCGTGCTGTTGATGCGCTGCGGGATATCCCGATTGATATGCTCAAGGCGGCGAGTGAATGAACGTTGAGCAATTAGCCGACGCGATTAACAGCGAGCCTATGGTGCGCTATGCGCTCGCGCCCGCTGGTGATGGCGGTATGTCGCCGCCGCAGCGAGAGTTCCACACGTCACCAGCTCGAAAACGTGCACTGATCGGCGCAAACAAGTCAGGAAAATCATATTGTGGAGCTTGGGAGGCGTGGTGCCATCTACTCGCACGCCACCCACTGCGCGAGGTACCGCCAGCAGGCTCTGAGGGTTGGCTGTTGATACCAGACCTGAAAACAGGTTGGGCGACCTGCTCGACCGCTATGCGAGAACTAGAACCACGGGGCGCGCTCGATCCGTCGTGCCATTATATCGCGGGCATTGGTTACCAGTATCGAGGGCGCAAGATCGTCAAGGTATCGGCGGCGTACGGCGGCGGGTTCATGGTCGCGAAGTCGTGTGATGCTTCGCCGCTATCGCTTGAGGGCGCTCGTGTAAAATGGGCGTGGGTCGATGAGCCGCCCAAGCAAGGCCACCTATTAGCACTTCGGGCGCGCCTAACTATGGACCTAGCTCCTCTCTGGTTTACATTAACGCCAGTAGGAAGGCCCGTAGGCTGGTTGCGCGATATGCTCGAAGGTAACAACGCAACGAACACCGACGCGGAAGGCGGTTGGGCCGTGCAGCACGTTGAACTATCTATTGAGAATTGCCCACACAGATCGCCCGAAGATATACAAGCGCAGATCTCCGAGTGTAGCCCTTGGGAATACAACCAGCGCATACTCTCACAATGGGACGGCCTGACAGCCGACCGATGGGTAACGGGGTTCAGTGAAGGCAATATCTTTACCGATGACGAAGCGCCCGAACGCGTCGAGAAGGTCGGACTAGGTTGGGACCACGGTGAGCGCCCTGGCAAGTCTATTTGCTATCTGGTAGTGTTTGACGGCTCGCGGGTGTGGGTGCTCGATGAGTACAGCAACGACGACAGAGACACGCCCAAGAGCGAAGCCAAAGCGGTGTTCGATATGCTCGCGCGATGGGGTATCAATCTTGACGGCGTGACGGACGCACGCGGCGACGTCAACAGCGCGGGGCGTTTGGGCATGGGCTTTACAATGAACGACCTCCTAGAGCGCGCCTTCGCTGAGTTGGCAGGGTCATCGCGGCCACCGTTCAACATTCAAACGCCATACAAGAAGCGCGGGTCTGTAGATGCGCGGGTGCGCTTAATCTCGCACGCGTGCGTAGATGGTAAGCTCAGGGTTCATCACAAGTGCGCCCGATTGATCCACACGTTAAGACATTGGCGAGGGCAGAACAACGACCTCAAAGACCCGTTCGATGCAATGGGTTATATAAGCGAAGTATACTTATCGCCTGCGCTCGGTGGCAGTTCAGGCAGATTGATTATAGGATAGTTTTATATGGCGAAGATACCCAGTAGCATACTACCAGCAAGCAAAGACGACCGCGCCCGATGGCGCGTACAAGCACAACGCCAGCGGCTTCTATCGGGCGACTTCTCCGACGACGTGCGCGAAGATATCCGGCGACTGTTCGCAGCTGAAGTAGCCGCTGACCTTGAACTCGCGCCGGATACAAGTCGCAATACTTTTCTAATGGTTACGCAACAGTTATCCCAGAACTACACCAAGGCACCCGCGATAACGACCGACGATGACGCCGACCTATCACCCATTGTCACACCGCGCCTGTGGCCAACGCAACGCGCTAACGAACTAAAGACCCGCGCCCTGGGTGAGTCTATTATCAAAGTAGATTGGAGCGCAGACGGCGAGGTTGGCTACCAGATTATTGATCCCGCTACCGTCGTGCTGACACCAGACCCCGACCGACCAGACCGCCCGATCGCCGTCGAATGGCTACGACTTCGAGCGCATGACGTTTGGACGTGGGAGATCTGGAACGCTAAGGACGGTACCTTTAGAATCGAGGCGCAAGACGATCGCGGCGTCCGTCACGACGTGACTAACGACTACGCGCCTGACCTCGCGGGCGAGTACCCGCACCAAGACGAAGAGGGCTTCATATTGCCGTTCGTCTTGTACCATAGCGAGATAGGCGCTAGGCTTTGGAACTACACCACAGGCGCTGAGCTTGTATCGTCGACGCTTCGAGCGTGTTCTTTGTGGTCATCATGGCAAGAGGGCTTCGTAAACAGCGCGCACCCGCAACGCTACGCACTGGACGCCGATAGCCAAGCGGGGGTCACTCGCAACATCAACGGCGTATCGGTTGACGTGATACCGGTTGACCGTAAGAGTATATTGAAGTTCAGATCAACGGGTCAGGGCGGGTCGTCATTGTCGCAGTTCGCGCCAGCGATGGAACCACGCAGCGCAGCCGACGCGCTCAACACGTACGAGAGCGGGTTGGCTATATATGCGGGCCTCAATCCCTCAGACCTCCAGACCACAGGCGCACAAAGCGGTTACGCTATTGTCGTCTCACGCGATGGCCAACGACGCAAGGCGCAAGAGATAGCGCCCGCATTGATGATGTCGGATCAACTATTACTAGCGACGGCGGCACGATTGGCGAACCTTTACGGCGGCGCATCGTTACCTACTAACGCACGCGATTACTCGATCAAGTATCGAGGGCTCGAAGAGAGCGCCGCAGAACGCAAACAACAAGCAGATACAGTTGCGCAAGAAATGGCGCTGGGTTTGATCTCGCGAGTCGAAGCACTGCGGCGCTTGAATCCTGAGATACCCACGGACGCCGCAGCCGTGGAACGATTACTAACGATTGACCAAACCAACCAGATCCTTTCAGCCCCCAAAGAGGTGATCAATGAGTGACGAAGCAACGCCCCCAGCAACACCAGCGCCCGACATGGTACCGAGCGCAAGACTACGCGAGGAGACAACCAGACGCAATGAGGCGACCGCATCACGCGACGCGGCGCTATCGTCGTTGGTAGACCTTCAAACAAAGTACGACGCACTCAGCACGACAAGCGCGGCGGCATCGGACACCCACGCGCAAGACCTCGCGTTATACGGCGCGGGCGTTACCGATGGCGAAGTGCGGGACTTCGTGCGGTCACGCTACACGCCAACAGAGGGGTCCACGTTTAACGATTGGTTAACGAAGCAACGCGGCGAACCGTCGCCGCTATTAGCGCCGTTCTTACGCACAGCAGCTGCACCGACAGAAGCGCCCGCGCCCGCACCCGCAGCCGCACCAGCACCCGCAGCGACAGCACCGAACACGAACAACGGCGCAGCACAGCCAGCCACGCACAGCTCACAGCAATGGAGCAACGACGAGATCAAGACTGCACGGTCCAAGAATCGCGGCGGGCTTGGCGCAAGTAAGGTCGAGATCCTCGCGCAGTTGCGCGCCGAGGGTCTTATCAGTTAAAGAGAATACAGCCACGACGTGACGCACGACGAAATAATGCGATAGGCTAGAGAAAACACAATTCACAAACCTATTTTTTGAGGTGCCCACAAATGGCAAACGAAGTAAAATATTCCAGTCTACTTTCAACAGGCGGTCGCATTAGCGCCGTTCTTTCTGCTCTTGTTCAAGAGAAACTACACGACCCAACGGATCTCCGTTCTGTTATGACCTTGGTGCCTTGGGGCGCTTCTGGAAGTGACACGATGGACGTAACTATTGATGCCGCGCCTGGTGCTTTTGCATCAGCCGCAGAAGCCGCAGCGACAACCAACTCGGCATACGTCACTAGCAAGTTTTCATTGCAAGCAGTCAAAAAGACCCGCGTGTATTCACTCACAGATCTGTTCGGTGTAACCGGCGGCCCTATTGATTTAGAGCACGTTGTCAAGAACCTCACCGATGGTGTCGGTCTTACTATGACTGACCTCCTGACTACACTGTTCCCGTCAATCTCTAACAGCGTTGGCACGGCTGCAGCCGTTTTAACGCTTGACGATATTTACAGCGCACAGTACCAGCTCAACTTGTCCGCTGCGATGGGTCCTTACACTTCAGTGTTAAGTCCAAAACAGATGAACGAGTTCCGCACGTCGCTTCGCACTGAGGCTGGCGCGATTCAATACGTACCCGCATCTGCTGAAATGCTCGCGACTAAAGGACCAGGCTTCCAAGGTTCTTGGAACGGGATCGATATGTATCAAAGCGACTCTGTTGAATCAGTCACAACGACCAAGGTCGGCGCGATGTTCAATAGCGCCGCGTTCGCTTACACTATGGCACCAGCGCGTTCAGCACTGGTACCACAGGAAAGCGTTCTGGTTGATGCTGGCGAGCTTCTCGTTGAGATCCAACGTGACGCGCAAGCAGGCATCACCCGCGCAGTTGCCAACATCTTCGCTGGTGTTGCTGAAGCACAGGACGCCGCAGCCGTTGGTATCATCACACTCGCATAGTCACTAATTAACCTACTCCCCCAAGG